CTCTTTTCAAACAGATAAGAGATCGCGCAAAAGACAGAAAGGTTTTCTTTGTATCTGGTTCTGTAAATGCAGAAGAAAGAGAAAAGATCAGAGAGATTACAGAGCAAGAAAAGAATGCGATCATCGTTGCATCTGTTGGAACCTTCTCCACAGGCATTAATATAAAGTCACTAAATAATATTATATTCGCTTCACCCACAAAATCACAAATACGAGTTCTACAATCAATAGGCAGAGGTTTAAGAAAAAGTAATAATGGACAAGGAACAGTGGTTTATGATATTGCGGATGATCTATCTTGGAAGTCTCGAAAGAACTACACATTAAATCATGCAATTTCAAGAGTTAAGATTTATGATAAAGAGAGTTTCAAATACAAAATTCATTCCATAAATATATGAGTGATCCATTAGATATCTTTGATAATATTGAAGAAACAGAAGTTTACACTTATCATCTTACCGATGGTTCTTATATTATTGCGGAAGAAATAGATTATGAAGAAGAATATGATATAACCTATATCGTTCTACCTGCCAAATTAGAAAGAACTCATTACGGTTTCAAGTTTGGAATTTATACTATCGGAGATATGAATGATGTAACAGAATTAAATACAAAAGCCATAGTAACCCGAACAGAGGCACCCTTTGGATTGAAGTGCGATTATCTCAGATATATCATTGCCAACAAAGTAAGAAATGATATGATAGAAGAAGAAATAGAAAAAATGGAAGAAGATAATGAGTTATTTGATGCATTTGACCCTAATGTCGACAAGCCATATAAAAACAGATTAAATTGGAAACCGGAGAATAATTAGTCTTTCTCTTTCTTTCGAACAAATCAATTATAATCATTTGTCAACCACCTGTCAAACCCAAAATAAGGTATTGACATATTTCCCATATAATATATTATATACCATATAATGAAACGTGAACCACAACACTATGTAAACAATAAAGAATTTTCTCAAGCAGTAGTTGACTATGTAACTTCCGTAGTCGAAGCGAGAGAGAATGAAAAAGATGAACCCAAGATTACTAATTATATTGGTAGTTGTTTTTTAAAGATAGCAGAAGGACTATCACACAAACCTAATTTCTTTTCATATACATATCGTGAAGAGATGGTCATGGATGCCGTAGAGAATTGTATCAAAGCAATTATGAATTACGATATCAAGAAGGCAACAAGAACAGGATTACCAAATGCTTTTTCTTATTTCACACAGATCAGTTACTATGCTTTCCTTAGAAGGATTGCAAAAGAAAAGAAGCAACAAGAGATCAAAGAAAGATACATTGATTATGCAGGAGCAGATGCCTTTGCAGACTTTGATGGTAATTGTGATTCAGAATTTATAGTAGATCACATCAGACAAAAATCACAAAAGATTCGTGAAAGAGATGATCTTGTTAAAGAATTCGGCAAGAAGCAAAAGAGGAAACAAAGAGCTAAGAAGAAAGTTATTGACTCTTTCGAAAAATTCTATATTATAGTATAACTATATGAAGATAGCACTGCTTAATGATACTCATGCAGGCATCAAGAATGGTTCGGATATATTTCTTGATTACGCGGAGAGTTTTTACACGAATACGTTCTTTCCTTATTTGAAAGAGCATGGTATAAAAAAGATATTACATCTTGGTGATTACTTTGATCACCGTAGGTTTGTGAACTTTAAGGTTCTTAAAAGAAACTACGAACATTTTATTTCCAAGTTAAATGAGTATGATATTACAATGGATATCATACCAGGCAACCATGATGTGTATTATAAGAATACGAATGATCTTAATTCATTGAATGAAATTCTAGAGCAACATGATAGAATAACAATCTATAATGAGGCTACTGTTGTTTCTTATGATAAACTAGATATTCTTTTACTACCTTGGATATGTGAAGAGAACCATAATCGCTCAATCGAAGCGATAAAGAAATCAAGGGCAACCATTCTAGCAGGTCACCTTGAACTCGGTGGCTTCGAAGTCATGAGAGGAATCAAGGCTATCGATGGTATGGATAGAAAAATCTTTGATAGATTCGATATGGTTTTATCTGGTCACTATCATGCCAAAAGTTCAAAGGATAACATTCACTATCTTGGCACACAATTTCAATTTACTTTTGCTGATGCAAATGAAGATAAGTATTTCCATATATTAGATACTGATAAAAGAGAATTGACACCAGTTAGAAACCCTGATAGTATGTTTCATAAACTAATATATGATGAAGATAAAGTACCAGAGATAAAAAAAGAATATAAAGATTCATACATAAAGATAGTCGTTCTGAATAAGAAAGATTTGTATTCTTATGATAAATGGCTAGATAAGGTTCATAAGGCTGAACCATTTGAAATTAAGATACTAGAATCATTTGATGAATATCTAGGTGAGAATGTAGAGGATGAAGGAATCACGACCACAGATACATCAACACTTCTAAACAGTTATATCGATTCAACAGAAACAGACTTGAATAAAAATATACTCAAGAAATTAATGCAAGAACTCTTTCTTGAGGCACAGAACATCGACGAAATATAATGATAACCTTTGAGAGACTATCTTACAAAAATTTCCTATCAACTGGAGATAAGGAAACAGTAATCGATCTGAATAGATCGGCCGCAACTTTGGTTGTTGGAGCAAATGGAGCTGGTAAATCTACGATGCTAGATGCATTATCATTTGCTCTATTTGGAAAGCCACATCGTAATATCAATAAACCACAGTTGGTAAATTCAATCAATGGTAAAGGTTGTGAGGTTGAGGTAACATTCTCTGTAGGTAAAAATAAATATAGGGTGTATCGTGGAATCAAACCAGGAGGATTCAAGATATATCAGAATGATCAATTACTGAACCAAGAATCTCATAGCAGAGATTATCAAAAGGTTCTAGAGAGCAACATTCTTAAACTAAATCATAAGTCTTTTCACCAGGTTGTAGTTCTTGGTTCAAGCAGTTTCATTCCTTTTATGCAATTGCCTACAGCGCAAAGAAGAGGTGTTATTGAAGACCTACTAGATATTGGTATATTCACAAAGATGAATGTTTTGACAAAGGATCGCTATTCTAAACTCAAGAATGATCTAATCAATACTACTAATGAGATCAATATACTTACAGAATCAATAAGATTAAAGAAGAAGCACATTGATGAATTGAAAGCAATTGATCTCAAGAATTCTGTTAAGAACACAAAGAAGATTAAATCTTTGAAAGATGAGAAAAAACTTCTTGAAGAGAGAAACACAGAATTGCAAAAAGATTTTGATGCAAAATGGCCAGAGCTTAGTTCTCTTATAGAAGAAGCGACAGAGGGCAGAAAAAATGTAGGTTACGAAAAGAACACCTGTAATCATGAATTAAAATCATTGATGAAACAATCCAAGTTCTTTGAGGATAATGATTGTTGTCCTACCTGTGATCAGACTATCTCTGATGAATTAAAAGCATCTAAGAAATCGGGTATAAAAGAATCCGCTGGTGTGATTCAAGGCACCCTAAAATCTCTAGAAGATGACGATTTTTCACTTCGGCAAACCCTCGATTCTTTAGATATTAAGAAGAAGAATTTAGATAAACTTCGTACAGATATTCGTATGAATCAAGGCACTATTAACCATTGCCAGGAACAGGTAGATTCATTAGAATCTACCGATGCGGTTGATTCAGTAGATACAAGTTCTTCCGAAAAAGAATTGCAGGATGACGAAGAATCTATTATAGATTTAAATAAGAAACAGCAATCACAAACTCATGTTAAGACATACATCGAGGCAATCTTTGAGTTATTAAAAGACACAGGAATAAAGACGAAGATCATTCGTGAATATCTACCTGTAATGAATAAACTTATCAATCAATACTTACAGGTATTAGATTTCTTTGTTTCATTTAATCTTGATGATTCTTTTAATGAGACTATCAAATCAAGACATAGAGATGATTTCTCTTATGATTCATTTTCAGAGGGTGAGAAACAAAGAATCGATCTGGCTCTTCTCTTTGCTTGGCGACAGATAGCCAAGATGAAGAATTCAGCCAACACCAATCTTTTGATATTGGATGAAACATTCGATTCAAGTATGGATGCAGATGGAGTTGATAATCTTCTTAAAATTCTTTTCACATTAAGAGATGATTCCAATGTCTTTGTGATATCGCACAAGCAAGATTTACTAGAAGGCAAATTTCCTGCCAAGATAGAATTTGAGAAGATCAGAAACTTCTCTGGTATAAAAAAGTAATTATGAGGCATTTAGATACATATAATAATACCACATACATGGTTGAATCAATGATGGGTAAAGAAGATAATCTACCCTCAAAAGAGCTATTCGAAACATATTTTAATGGAGTCCTCAAACGAGATTTCCTTAAAGACTACGGGATAGAACTCCAATATAATGAGAATTATTCTCAATTGCTTGAACAATTGAAAGGTATTCGTAAGTCATTGATAGTGAATAACTAGTAAACTTTTGGTTTCTTTTAAATTTTCTTTTGTAACTCATTGATATTCAATGGGTTAAAACCATTTACAAAATGGCATTTATGGTATATAATATACCTATATGAGAAAGAAAAGAAAAGATAGAAACTACGTTCTTTACCGTGTGAGCGGTGGTGACGATGAATATATCGGACTTACGGTTTCTCAAGGTCGAGCATTTTGGAAATCTGTAAAGATTCGGGTTCAGAAACATATCTCCCGTGCCTTGAAGGAAAACAAGGACTGGACGATGTGCAAATTTATCCGTGAGACAAACGAGACCATCTACTATGAGGTTCTTGAAGTTGTCCGAGGTCGCAAAGCTGCTTACCAGCGCGAGAGAGAACTCATCGCAGAGTTAAATCCATCACTCAATGATTTTTAATATGTTGACTATCAACCACTTATCAATTTTGCGGATGATCAACTACACGAGTCATAACTCATTGATGGTCAGAGACATAAAAGCCTTTACAAATTGTCAAAACCTGATATAATATACATATAAGATTAATTATGAATTACGAACTCCAATCCACCCTCGCGAGACTTCTCGCCAAAGAGAACATTGTCGTCACTCACGGCAACATGAAGACCGCAATGTTTGATGTTAAAAATCGTGTCCTTGGTTTGCCCATGTGGAAAAATAAAAGCAAGGATGTTTACGATATGTTGGTCGGACACGAAGTTGGTCATGCCCTTTACACACCAGAAAAAGGAATTGAAGAATTTCGTTCCAAGTGCGGAGACATTCCATTTGATGTTTGTAACATCGTTGAAGATATTCGAATTGAACGAATGATTCAAGACACTTATCCTGGCTTGCCTCGAGTATTTCGAAAGGCTTACTCTGAGTTGGTTGAGGACGACTTTTTCGGAACCAAGGAAAAGAACATACCCGAATGTGGCTTTCTTGACCGCCTTAATTTGCGAGGCAAAGTTGGTTCTCTTTTAGATATTCCTTTGGACGCCGATGAAGAGGTGATCTATCAAAAGTGCCTCAAGGCTCAAACTTTCGACGATGTTCTAGACATTTGCCTAGAGATTAAAGATATGATTGAAAAAGAGCCAGAGTCACCACAAGACCAAAGCGAGAGCGAAGATTCTTCTGAAGAAGCCGAAGATGTTGACCCTTTACCTTCTGATCAAAACGAAGATGAGAATAACCAAACTGATGGTGATGACTCTAATGAATCAGAAACCGACGATGGTTCTGAAGCCGAAGATGGCGAAGAAACAGATGATGGCGATGAAGGCATGCCTGATGCCGATGTATCCAGCTCCGATATTGGTTCTGAAACAGAAAATGATGAGACCGAAACTTCTGCCTCAGATTCTAATAGTGGTGCAAGTGACGATATACCTAAAGAATTCGTTGCTGACACTATCAAAGATTTCGAAGACAATCTAGGCGAAACCGTTGAGAGCATGACCGAGAGAAAATACACACCAGTCATGCTTCCTCGACCAAATTATATTTATGATTCAATTGTTGACTATGATATGTTGCGTAAAAATCGTGGCAGTTTTTTAGGATGGCTCGCAGGATGTGATTCAAATGTCTCACAAGATATAAACGATAAATTCATCAATTTCCGTAAGATTACTAACAAGAAGGTTGGAACTCTGGTTCGTGAATTCGAACAACGCAAAGCGGCTTTCCAATACTCTCGTGCTACCGAAAGTCGTACCGGTAAATTGGATGTGAACAAGTTACACAATTACAAGTTGACCGATGAAATTTTCCTCTCGCAAACCAAACTTGCTGATTCGAAATCGCACGGAATGATTTTCCTATTGGATTATTCTGGTTCAATGGCTAGAGTTCTTAAAGATGTCATTGACCAGACTCTCAACTTGGTTACCTTTTGTAAGAAGGTCGGAATTCCTTTTCGGGTTTATTCTTTTACTAACACATATGTAACGAATTCAAAATGCACCATTGATCCTACTTTCAATGAGGTCGATCTATCCAATGTGGTTCTGGTTGAACACATCACCAGCGAGATGAAAAAGACAACATATGAAGAGGCTTTCCAAGCCCTTTGGGCGACACGGAACACTCATTGGCAGGGCGGACAATATGATTCACTTGGAGGCACACCATTAGATACCGTATTGACCATGATGCCAACCATCTTGACTGATTTTGTAAAGAAGACTGGAATTCAAAAAACCACTTTTGTTACCCTAACAGATGGTGACAGTGCAGGTATCTCTACGAATCACGGCTGGGACGAAATGCTTAGTGGAAGATTGAAAATCAAATCTGGCGGCAAGATTCATGACATTCCACGTTATAGATCAACTAATAGCTTGATGGAAATGATTAGTGATTTACCTGGCATATCTACTATCGGTTTCTTTCTTCCAAACCACAAGAAAGAACTCAACCGACTTCTAAATCGTTTTCATCGCACCACCACCGATGTTAAAAAAGCCAGAAAATTACATGCCAAGAATGGCTTCTCAAGTGTGGAGAACCGCGGCTATGGTGCCTATTACATCTTAGATTCAGATGTCGGAATTACCGATAATGATTTTGTAACAAGCATTCAAGAAGACGCAGCCAACTCTCGCAAGGCTCAGAACAGACTCGCTAAACAGTTCGGCGCCCATAACCAAAAGGCTCGCCAAACACGAATTCTCCTAACTAGTCTGGCTGAAAAGATTGCCTAAACCCAAAGTGAACTGGATGAGTAACTCATTGAATATTAACGACTTATCAACTTTTGTTAAAAGTTCGAAACAGTTTTGTAACTATTTGATGATCAAAGATTTAAAATCCTGTACAAATCCTCAAAACCTGATATAATATACATATAAGATTGATTATGAAAAATACACTAACAAACGAAAATATCGCCTCCATCCACCAAGCGATGGACCTTACTAAAGCCCCGGTTAAGAAAGCCGCAATCATTGATGTCGCCGAGAGCCTCGGTCTCGACCGTTCTCTCGTGCACAAGACCGTGCGCACGATGTTCTCCAAAGCCTCGAAACGAGGTTATTACACATTTCCTGTTTCGGAGGTAACTGGTGAATTCCTTACCGCCGACACCCCTGTTTCGACCCCCGCGGTTCGAACTCCTGCTGAGAATTTCAAACTGGCGACCACAGTTGCCTCGGTTGTGGACGATGAAATTCACATTCCAACAGTTGATTCCACATATGTCAAGTGGGGTGAATTCAAAACCGTGGCTGATATTCTTGCCGCTGGCATTTTCTACCCATTATATATTGAGGGCATGTCTGGCAATGGTAAAACATTCATGGTCGAACAAGCCTGTGCGAAAGCCAAGCGAGAATATATCCGGGTTCAGATTTCGCCTGAGACTGACGAGGACGATCTTATCGGTGGCTTTCGACTCATTAATGGCGAGACAATCTACCAAAAGGGACCCGTAGTCAAGGCTATGGAACGTGGAGCAGTTCTACTGGTTGACGAGATTGACCGTTCAACCAATAAAATCATGTGCCTCCAAGGGGTTCTTGAGGGCAATCCTGTTCTCTTAAAAAAGACAGGAGAGGTCATTACTCCAGCCCGCGGCTTCACGGTTATTGCCACCGCAAATACTAAAGGTCGTGGTTCTGATGACGGTCGATATACCGCGGCTTCAATCATTGACGATGCCTTCCTAGAACGTTTCGTAGCCACAATCGAACAGGAATACCCTGCGGCTCGCATTGAGAAAAAGATTTTGGTCAAGCATGCCGAAAAATATGAGGTGAGCGATCTCGAATTCATCGACAAGCTTGTTGCCTGGTCAAATGTGATTCGTAAAACATTCGAAGACGAAGCAGTGGACGAAGTGATTTCTACTCGCCGTCTCTGCCACATCGTGAAGAGCCATTCCATTTTCGCCAATCGCATGAAATCGATTGAGATGTGCATCAACCGTTTCGACTCCGAGACCAAGGATGCTTTCCTTGACCTCTACACGAAGATCGATGAATCTGCTAATCTTGAGGAATTTATCCAAGAGGGCGAGACCGTTGAAAACGGTGGATACGACCCCAAGATCGACATGCCATAAAAACTTTATTGTCGAGGGATACGACAGTAATTCATAATCAATCGAGGTGGCATCCATTACGGGTGCCACCTCACTATATCAAATTTTATATGAAAACAAAACCAACCAACCCAAAAGATTCTTGTGGAATCAAAAAGGCACCCATGAGTGGAATGCCCATGAATGTTCTGATGGAAGCAGGACTCGTTAAACTACACGGCGACCTAAAATATGGTCGCTTTAATTGGAGAGAAGCAGGAGTTCGAGGCTCTGTATATTACGATGCCGCGATTCGACATTTGGCCGCATGGTATGAAGGTGAAGACATTGACCCTGATTCTGGTGTTCATCACATATCTCATGCTATAACCGGACTTGCGGTTCTTCGTGATTCAATGATAAGAGATAATTGGGTAGATGATCGCCCACCGCCGAGTGAAGATGGTTGGCTGAAAGAATTTAATGAGATCGCTGCAAAGATGATTGAAAATAAATCAAAATAGATTTGACAAAGAACCATAACCTGATATAGTTATATACAATGAAACTAAGTAATGAAACAATAGAGGTGCTAAGAAATTTTGGCGCCATTCAACCTAACATCGTAGTCAACCCTGGTTCGACTATTTCAACACTGGCAGAGGCAAAACACATCTTAGCAGAAGCTCAGATTGAACAGTCCTTTGATTCTGAATTCGGTATCTATGACGTGAATGAATTCCTTTCTGCTCACAGTCTCATTGAAGACCCCGAGCTAGAATTTCTTGATAGTCATGTTACTCTTAAATCCGGCACAGCAAGTGTGAAATATCATTTTGCTGATAAAGAAATTCTGACAAAGAAGACAAAGGATATTAACATGCCTCCGTCTGACATGACATTTGATTTCACCGATGAATCGATTCAAGCCATTCGTCGTGCAGCATCAAGTCTGAGCCTCGACTCTCCTTCACTATCTCTTTCAGTAGATGGTGGAAAGGTTGTTGCAAAGGTTCTTTGCTCACAGAACCCATCATCCAATAGTTATTCTATAGAGGTTGGAGATTATAGTGGCGAAGAGAATGGTTCTGATTATCGTTTCAACATTGATAATCTTAAACTTATTGGTGGCGATTACGAAGTGAACATTACCAACAAATTGATTTCCAATTGGAAACACAAAACAAAGAATGTCCAGTATTGGATAGCTCTAGATAAATCCACAAACATTGCTTAGTTATATGGACGAAGAAAATAATGAACCATCGATCAGTATAAATGATCTAAATTTATCATTGCAGGTAATTGATGTCTGTTCAGAACGCGGTGCCTTTAAAGGAGCCGAACTGACAGATATTGGTATCTTGAGAGATAAATTATATGCATTCATCGAAGCGAATAAGCCAGATGAAAATGAAGCAGAGCCTGAGACCGAAGAAGTCGAAAAGATACCAGAACAGTTGGAATTCGATTTTAAGGAAGAGGAATAAATATTATGGTGGGTGTCATTTTGGCGCCCACCATTTTATTGACATCTATTTGAATTAATATATTATTACATTATGAAAGAAAACCTATTGTGGGTAGAAAAATACCGACCGCAAACCATTGAAGATTGTGTCCTTCCATCTAAGTTGAAAACAACTTTCTTGGAATTTGTGAAAAACAATGATGTCCCAAACATCATTTTGGCTGGCCCTGCTGGAACAGGAAAGACAACTATTGCCCGAGCATTGGCTAATGAACTCGGTCTTGATTGTCTTCTGATCAATGCCTCTGAAGAGAGTGGAATTGATACTCTTAGAAACAAGATCAAACAGTTTGCTTCTTCCATGTCCCTTGATATGGAAAAGAAATACAAGCTGGTGATCCTTGATGAAGCCGACTATCTAAATGCTCAATCGACACAGCCGGCTCTTCGTGGCTTCATTGAAGAATTCTCTGGCAACTGTCGCTTTGTTCTGACCTGTAATTTCAAGAATCGTATTATCGAACCTCTTCATTCAAGATGCACCGTGATCGATTTCAACGAAGTGAAGATTAACGATCCAAAATTGTCTGCGACCTTTATGAAGAGGCTCCAGTTCATTCTTGAGAATCAGAAGATCGAATACAGCAAGCAGGCAATTGCCAATCTGATTATGAAACATGCACCAGACTGGCGACGTGTTATCAATGAGTGCCAGAGATATTCAACGTCTGGTACACTTACACCAGAGATTGTTACTACGGGTGAATCAGAAATTAATGAGTTGGTAAAACATCTGAAAGAAAAAGATTTTCGATCTATGAGGTCTTGGGCTGCCGCTAATTCTGACATTGATTCATCTGTTGTCTTTCGGAGAATCTATGATACCAGTTATGATATCCTAGAATCTCAATCGATTCCACCAGTGATCTTAATATTGGCTGATTATCAATACAAAGCAGCATTTGTTGCTGACCGTGAACTAAACTTGGTTGCATGTCTCACAGAGATTATGGGAACCGCGCAATTCAAATAATGAAATTTACATATAATACCACAGTAAAAGACATCCGCGAGAATACTGAATTAAAGTCTTTAGAGGAATATCCTGTTCAGATCACAACAGATTCATATTACTTACGAATGGGTAAACATGAAGATTGGTTTTATGTTGAATGGGATAAACATAATTATTTCACAGAAATGCTCAATCAAAATAGATTAGGCTCAACAGATACAGTAGAAAATGTGATGAATAAAATTAAAGAATATAAAGAGCAAAATAGTTCAGGTAAACATGCCTTCTATTTCTCAGAATTCTTTTTTGGTTAAATTAAAATATATTATGGAAGACAAAATTAAGAAAGTGATTGATTGGATGCCAGTGATGGAAATTCCAACTTGTAAGAGTAAAAAGTATGATGAACTTGGTGGAGAAATGTGTGGCGTATATCAATTTGCCGTCGATAAAGATATTAAAGAAATTGGAGATGCTATCATACATGAAAAGATAGGGTATAATGGTCGGAGTGATAATATACTAGGTCGTACCTATGGTATGAGAACAAAAAAAGGCAAGCACGGCGCAAGACATTATTGTGATCAGAATGATATAGATAGAAATACAGTTTATGTTCGGTATCTATTGACTGAATCTACCGAAGATGCTCAAACACTTGAAAAAGATATTCATAAACAAACAGAAGAGACAGTATCACATGGATACAAATATGCTTGGGTGGAGGCTTCGGGTGGTCTTGATGGTGCCACAACATATATATTATCTCTCATCAGCGAGTTGAATTCAATTGATATACAAAACATTGTAATTGAGGCTCGACAAATGGGAATAGATAAATATACTGAAGAGATGCATTATGACACCGTTTGATTTTCTAAATTCAATTAATGAGAAGAAGGCTTATCTGTTTGATGATGTTCGGGCAGATAACTCTGGTGAAGCATCCAATTTAGATTCTGTCGATCGTAAGTATCCACCTTTCATGATAAATCGTGGTCTCTCATACTTCATCGATACAGTAATGTTGGCGAATGAAATGAATGAACGATTCGAACTTGCCAAGAAGATGCAATATGATTTCTTATACCATGGTGTGAGAAGGAAACGCAGATTCTCGAAATGGGCTAAGAAGCCCAAGGATAGCAAAGATATTGAATTGATTAAAGAAGCATACTCTTGTAGCCGAGAAAAAGCAGAAGGGGTTTATGATCTTATAGACATGAAGAAACTTCGCAAGTTTATGGATAAAGGAGGTTCGAAGTGAAAGCATTTGTCATAACATTAAAAGGAATCAAAGAATCGGAACAATCAGCACAAAAGACCATCGCCAGTGCTAGGGAACATGGATATGATGTCAGTATATTCAATGCTGTAAAACCAAAAGACAATCCTTTACAAATATTCAATAAGCACGGAATCGAAATGCAAGGTTGGATTAAAGATCACAATCCTGCTGCTCTGGCTTGTTGGGCTTCTCATTTTCTATTATGGAAGAAGTGTGTAGAAAAGAATGAACCTTTTCTTATATTAGAACATGATGCAATAGTTGAAAATGTATTTCCAGCCCATCTTATAAAGAGAGTAAAACAGATAGTAAACCTCGGGGCGCCGGGCTACATAGATTCAATAAAGGACATAGATAAAATCGAATATCTTAGAAAGGGTTTGGGTAGACTCAGATCAAATCATAAATTCTGCGGAACCCATGGTTACATAGTAACACCTGGGGTAGATGAAATAATTGAGCACATGGAATCAGATGTAGTAACAAGTGCCATTGATTATTATCTGAATAATAATAGATTCCCAAAATTACAAGAATATATTCCCTGGTGTATTTCTGCCGAAAGTAATTTCTCTACTATTCAATATGAGGCACCCAAGCACTTTACTGGAATGGAATTCAAAAAACTTCGTTATCTCATCGATCCAACCACAGGAAAACACCTTGAAATTAATGAAGAACTTGATACGATTACCCGAAAAAACTAAAAGTTATAAATAGACCTATGAATGATGATACAATTATAGAATGGTCGCCTAATGATATGGTCGAGGTCTTACTGTCTGAACCCGATGATTTCTTAAAGATAAAGGAAACACTTACCCGCATAGGTATTTCCTCTAAGAAGAACCACAATACTCTATTTCAGAGTTGCCATATCTTACATAAACAAGGGCGATACTTCATTGTACATTTTAAGGAATTATTCATGCTTGATGGTAAACCTTCTAACTTTTCAGTCAATGATCAAGGTAGAAGAAATACAATTGTAACCCTACTGAGTGATTGGGGATTATTAAATATTGTAAATGAAAATCAAACAACAAATGTAGCGCCAATAAGAAGTATCAAAATAATTTCACATAAGGATAAAGCCGAATGGACATTGGAAACAAAATATTCAATTGGTAATACAAAATCCGTATAAATAACTTTCAAGGTCACACGACGTGATCTTGAACGAGATGCCGTAAGGGTCTCACAACACATAACCTGCCTAATGGAGGAAAATAAATGACTAATACAAATACATGGCCAGGTCAAACCTGGACTATCGGTTTCGATTCTATGTTTAATAGACTCGAAAAATTAAATGAAAAACAATCTGGTTATCCGCCCCACAATGTGGTGAAGCATGATGATGACCGATTTGAAATTGCTATCGCAGTTGCTGGATTCAACGAAAAAGATTTAACCGTTGAACAAGAGGAAAATGTTCTTACCATCGCATCTAAGGATGTTGATCTAAATGGTGATAAAGAATATATTCATAAAGGCATCGCAACACGCAAGTTCAAGAAAGCTTTCACACTCGGTGAATACATCGAAGTGAAAGAGGTTGCTCTCATTGATGGTATTCTCTCAGTTTTTCTTGAGAAGAATATTCCAGAAGAGAAGAAACCAAAATCATTCAAGATAAACAATACTCGTGAAGGGTCTTCCGATCCAGAGTTTCTATCTGAATAAAACAAACAAACAAAGATGTAGTGAATATCTATGTCAAAAATAAAAAATATAATATGAAAAAAACAACAATCATTAAATGGGTCATCGGAGCAGCAGTGCTCTATGCAGCCTATGTATTCTTCTTCACCGGTTCCGATTGTGAACCACAAGAAGCAGTGAAATTGATGAGTGACCTACAAGTCTTTGTCTAAATAAACAACGATGGGGTGGGCTTATCTCACCCCATCATTTCATAATACAAACACAAACACACAATGAGCGATAAAAACCCATACGAAATCCGCCTTGAAATTCTTCAAATGGCAAAGGATTTACTATATGAAGCATGGAATGCGAAGAATTTTGCATTACAAGATCACTATAATATGAAAATGCAACGTGCAATGGAAACTGAATCAGAGCTTCCAGCTCCTTATGAGCCTGTGCCATTTCCTAGTGAGAAAGATATAATCATCAAAGCCCGAGAACTCAATGAGTTCGTGAGCAACGGATAGTATTAAATGCAGAAACCCCTTGTCATTATTTGATAAGGGGTTTCTTTCTTTCATTTCAGGCTTTACAAACTTCTATAATTTGATATAATCATATACATGATTTCAGGGTTTTATACATCTATCTCGAAAAGAGGTAACTTTATTATGTATCGCGGCTACGATGATTTTGGGAAAAGAATTCAACAAAAGATCAAGTTCAAGCCAACATACTATGCCGAAGCCAAAGACGGCAATTCAACACATAAGAGCCTCGATGGTACGAAGTTGGCTCCAATGACATTTCCAGATATCAAACAGGCTGGCGAATATGAGAAGATGTATTCTGGTGTTAGAGATTACCGACTCTTTGGTAATTCCAATCACATAACATCTTTCATTCAGACTCAGTTTCCTGGCGCAATTCGTTTCAATAAAGAATTCGTTAATATTGGTAGTTTCGATATCGAGACTGAATATGGTGATGGTTTTCCAGATTCGGACAATCCAACAAACCAAATCTTAACTGTTGCATACAAATCATCTAAGGAAGATTTCTATCGGGTTTGGGGTATGAAACCTTATGATGCCGAAGAATCTGAACTCGGTCTAAAAACAGAATACAAACAATTCGACAATGAAGAAGGTATGTTACTTGACTTCATTGACTACTGGTCTGATCCAGAGAATACACCCGATGTGATTACGGGTTGGAATACTGAATTCTTTGATGTGCCTTATCTTCTGTCTCGTGTTCAAAAGATACTTGGAGATAGTGTAATGAAAAAATTCTCGCCTTGGGGACAAGTGAATGAAAATTCTGTCAAGGTGTTCGATAGAGAACAAAAGACATTGAACATCGTTGGTATTCCAAACCTTGACTACATGGCTCTTTTCAAAAAGTTTGCGTATGCTTATGGAACACAAGAATCATACAAACTGGATCATATCGCGCATGTGGTTCTGAATGACCGAAAACTTGATTATAGCGAGATTGGTTCCTTGAGAGATTTGTACGATGCAGATTTTCAAAAGTATGTCGATTACAACATCAAGGATGTCGAATTGATCGAAAGACTCGAAGAGAAACTTGGTCTGATTAATCTGGTGATGACCACGGCTTATCTTGGTGGTGTAAATTATGCACAAACTCTTGGAACGGTTGGCATATGGGATACAATCATTTATCGCAGACTAATGAGATCAAGGACGGTTCCAACCTTACTAAAACTCAACCCATCTGACTATCCTATCTATGGTGCTGATGTGGTAAACTTCGAATGGTCGAATGGTAAGATGGAAGGACATCGAGGAAAAGAAAGAGCCATTGCCGGCGGCTATGTGAAAGAGGTGAGAAAAGGAATGAGTGAATGGGTGATGTCTTTCGACCTTAACTCCCTATATCCAAACATCATTATCCAAAACAATATGTCGCCCGAGACATTGGTGCCACACTCTCATGTGGACAATGTTTTTCCCAACAGAATCTTGAAAGAAGAATCTTTCCCAACAGATATCGATTTATGTCGAGCAGGTAATGGTTCGGTGTATCGAAGAGATAAGAAAGGAATCATTCCAGAGATCGTTGAAGAACTTTATTCAATGCGTGTCGAGATCAAGGATAGAATGATTGAAGGAAAGAAACAATTAGAGAAAGACCCCAAGAACAAATCTCTTGTGAGCCAGGTGATGAGAAATGAGACACAGCAGACTGCTGTAAAGATTCTTCTCAACTCTCTTTATGGTGCCATGGCAAACAAGTATTTTCGATACTATGATCCACAGGTTGCTGAAGGTGTTACTCTGACCGGACAGTGTGTCATTCAATGGGCAGAGAAAGCAGTTAATGAAGAGATAAAGAAATTCCTTGGCGAAGATAAGACCAAGGATCGTGTTATTGCTATTGATACTGACTCCGTGTATATTACTGCACAAGATGTTATCGATAAATTCAAGCCAAAGAATCCTGTGAAGTTCCTTGATGAATTTGGCGATCGTGTGATTGAGCCAGCATTGAATCGAGCCTTCGAAAGATTTGCAGATATGTCTAATGCATTTACAAACCGCATGGTTATGAAAAGAGAAGCCATTGCTGATCGTGGCATTTGGACAGCAAAGAAAAGATACATTCTCAATGTCCACAACAATGAAGGTGTGCAATACGCAGAGCCTAAGATCAAGATGATGGGTATCGAAGCAATCAAATCTTCTACACCTCAAATGAATCGCACGGCGATGAAAGAAATCTTCAAGGTGATTATGACTGGTAGTGAGGAAAAGACTCAAGAGGCTATCGCACTTTTCAAAGAGCATTTCCTAAATTCAAGACCAGAAGAAATCGCATCTCCACGTAAAGTTTCCGATGTGAACAAGTGGCGGAATCGTGAATCAATATATGACAAAGGAACACCAATGCATGTGAGGGCTTCTCTTCTTTTCAATCACCATGTAAAGAAGAACGGCATTGACAATAATTACGAACTCATATATAATGGAGACAATATGAAATACATCTATATGCTGACACCAAATCCAATCCGTGAGAATATCTTTGGCTTCAAAGATGCCTTTCCACATGAATTGAAATTGGAAAAGTATATTGACTATGAATTACAATTCCAAAAAACATTCATTGAGCCTATTAACATGATACTAAAAACACTGAACTGGACTGATGAGAAAGTAGTTTCTCTACAAGATTTCTTTTGCTAATATGATTGAGAAAATATTCATACCAACTGTATGTCGAGTAGATCGGCAGATCACTTATAACTGTCTTCCAAAAGAGTTACAATCTAAGGTAGTATTTGTAGTTCAAGAATGGGAGAGAGACCAGTATGAATACGATGCCGAGTATTTGGTTCTTCCTAAAGAAATTACATTGGATAGTAAGAATCCATTATCAAACACCCGCCGATTCATTTACGAAGCAGGGAAGAATATGCAATACTGTATGTTCGATGATGATATGTTCTTTGTTAGACGTAATGCAAAGTATTGGACTGGAAATTCTAACATGGAGAAGTCATCAAGAAAATGTAATGAAGATGATGTTAGAGAAATGTTTGATGTCATGCAGAATTGGTTGGATGAAGGTTTTACTGTGTGTGGGTGTGGTTTATCCTCTACACCGCCAAATACAAAACATTACAATGATAATAGTTCTGTATGTAATACATACTGGTTCAATGGAACACACTTTGCGGATGATCTAGATGATATGCAACTTACTAAAGTTCGTACAGCACAAGATGATTTACTTCTATTAGGATTACTCACTCGCGGATATAAAACTAGGCGTAGTGGAGAATTCTTGTTTGGCAATCAAAGTATTGCTAGCCCCAAAGAGGAATCCGCAATCTGGGACAACCTTGCATTTGACCGGGTTCATAATGATCACAAATTCATTCAATCACTATACCCTAAATACTTCAAGATTCTGTATGATGAAAATGGTAAGAGGGTGCCAGGAGGCTTTCGTAACTACGGCAAGCGATCAATCCGTTGGAATCAAGCATATAAAGATTCCCAAATCAACTCATTAGAGAACCACTTCAAATAATATTGACATAATTCAGAATATAATATAATATAATACCATGTCTAATTACAATCCACGCTATCCAATTTATATAATTTCTAAGGGAAGAGCAGATACTCGATTCACATCAAGGGCTCTTGATATGATGAATGTTCCATACCGTGTTGTTATTGAAGAATCAGAATTCGCTGATTACAATAAAAATATTCCTGCTGAAAAGATATTGACCTTACCAACAGATTTCAGAGACAATCCTAAATATGCAAAGAGATGTGAAGTTACTGGACTACTTGGTGGCTCAATTCCAGCTCGTAATTTTGTTTGGGAACATTCAATCAAAGAAGGACATGAACGACATTGGATTCTAGATGATAATATTCGTGAATTCTTTCGATTCAATAAGAATCGTAGGCGCAGGGTAAATACTGGTGCTACATTTGCGGCAGCAGAGGATTTTGTTGATCGATATAAGAATGTTAAGATGGCTGGTATGAATTATACATACTTTGTTGTCCCATCTGAAGCCATGCTTTATAAAAAGCCCTATTATCTCAATTCTCGCATCTACAGTTGCATTCTTCTATCTAATGATATTGACTATAGATGGAGAGGTCGATATAATGAAGATACCGATCTATCATTACGAATCTTGAAAGATAAACACTGTACAATGTTATTCAATGCTTTCTTGTGTGGGAAAATTACGACACTTTCTATGAAGGGTGGTAATACTGAAGAGGTTTATAATTTCAACTCTGATGACAAAGAATATGATGACCGATATGAGTTTGCGAAATCTCTTCGAGATCAGCATCCAGATGTAACGACCATCACAAAGAAATTCAATCGATGGCACCATCAAGTGGACTACTCTTCATTCAATCAGAAGCCAGTTTACAAAGATCATATTGTGCCAGTTATGGGTAATAATAATTATGGTATGGAATACAGAAAGCCAACACCAGAAGAAACAATCGAAATAGAAAAATATTGGGTATGAAAAAGAGTGTAAGAAATACAAATGACACAGAGAATAATATCTTTGATAGATCAGAAGGCATCGAAAACACATTTCATGGATGGTGGGGTATGCCTGAATATTCACATCAAGATTATGCTCATTCGACTGCCGAATTCAGTTTTGAAACAGATGAAGATTTGCAGGATTTTATAGAAAAGACTAATTTAGAAATAAAAGATAAAACAAAAGCAATATGGTATCCAGATTTCCCATACGGCAAAGATGTAGACCATCGTTACTTTGAGGAGGGTGAAGTATGAGAACAGTAATAGTTAGATTTCCAGATGAAAATTCTATGATTGAATTCGGCAAGAAGATTGGCATCAAACATTTTGTGCGTAAGGCCAGTTCTTCTCTAAGACCTAGAGTAAAAATCAAATACAAAAAGCCACAGCAAGGTCTGGATGAATTCTTTGAATAATGTTTTCTCTCACCATATTCAAAAATATATTTGATAATAAGACACATCGAACGATGAAGTTCGATACTCTTGAGTCTTTTGAAAAGTTGCTTTATGAATTGAGTAGCCAACCCGGTTACAAACCAAAGAAGGGTGAAAGAAAGCCAGGCTCAGCATTGATCACACCTTCAACATTCCATAAAGACACAACAAGATCAAATGCTAATGTCATACAATGGAATGGCTGGGCTGCTCTAGATGTTGATGACTACGAAGGTACCTTTGAAGAAACGATTGAGAAATTCAAGAAGAACTATTTCATTTGTTATTCATCTGCATCTTCTACAAAAGAGAAGCCAAAGTTTCGTATGGTTCTCCCATTGACGGAATCTGTTCCAGCAGATAAGTTGCGACACTTTTGGTATGCTCTGAATCACGAGTTCGGTTCGGTCGGAGATGCTCAGACAAAAGATGTGAGTAGAATGTATTATGTTCCTGCAAAATATCCTAATGCGCATAATTTCATATTTACAAATAAAGCAGATAGAATCAATCCCAATGAATTGATGGAAAGACATGAGTTTGTGGGTGGATTTAGAAATTCATTCGAAGATAAGATGCCATCCGCAATTCGTGAAAAGATTGCCGAATATAAGAAAACCAAATTGACAAACTCAAATTTCACTTGGGCTTCTTATCGTGATTGTCCATTTGTTAATAAACAACTAGTTCTTGAATACAGGAATATATCAGACTCTGGTTGGTATCATAAGATGTTTCAAATCATGGTATCTATTTCATCTAAAGCAATGAGAGCACAGTATCCGATTACACCCGAAGAGGTCTCGAAACTCTGCAAAGAGATCGACAATGATACCGGAGGATGGTATAAGAATCGACCTCTGAACCTTGAAGCCGCCCGTGCTATCGATTTTTCATTGAAAAGTATCTAAATCATTGATAATCAATAAGTTGTGCATTTTGAGGCATTCTGAT